CCTAAAGGGGTGAGTTGTCTCTATGGATTTTCCATTTGAGACTATGTTTTAACTCGGAGGCTATATGATTGGAAGAGCTTGGAAACGGGTCATTCTGCTAATTTCACGTTCTGGTGAATTAGTTTTCTGGCTCGTATTCTTTCTCTTCTTTCTCATATGCACCTCTACACTTCAATTCCATTTAGAGTTATCTAGTGGTAGCGAAGTGTTTTCAGAGTTATCACATAGACTACTGTCTGTAGTCAAGGGGAGTCCTCAGAAATGATCATCTTTCCGAGTCCACTTCCTGCGATTGCAGTAAAAACCAGGGCTGCCATAGTAGTCTCAGCCGGCCAGCATAAGCTGATGTCGAGTCGTAGAGGCGAATTTGTTTCTTGGACCGTTCAGGACTCCCGTAACCGGGTTATCTGGTATTCGGGTTACATCCCTTTAAAGGATGTTCCTCCGTCTATCAGTTTTCCCGCTTTTGGGTCTGAAAGGTACAAGGTTCATTTCGACTATTACAACTTTGTCGGAAGCTATACTGTCTATCACGACCGTAGAAGGTATCCGTTCTATCCTCCTCCTTATAAAAAGAGGAAGAAAAGACGGGGCCCATCTTCGGGCTCTAGCCTGTTCCTTATAAAAGGTTCCGGCTCTCGTGATCTGCGGGATGCGCACTTTAATTCGCGCATCGGAGCACGGTTACGTTTTAAACGTAACTATCGACAACGGCGTGGCGGGTTGAGTTCTAAACCGAATCCCATTGTCCGGACTGTTGCCATTCCAACGTGGAATTACAATAACGGCGTCGGTACCACTGGTACCGATGTTCGTACATCGTTCTTCCGAAGTTGGTCTGGAACAACAACACCCGGCTTTGGCTCTCGACGAAAAACTCATCTTCGTTTGCCGATTAATGATTACTCAATGACTCAGGAGACTACCACTGATGGCGGGTATTTCATCGATACGTGGAGTACACGTACCGCTGGTACCCAAACCACTGGTGGGAGTTACCAAAGTCAATGGGGATCATCTGTCTTTGGCAGTGCACCAAGCTCAGCGGTGATTGATTCATCGCTGACGTTCAAGGCCATAAGGAAGCTGCGCGAGAACATGGCTCCAAGTGCAAACTTGGCCCAGGATCTCGCTCAGATGAGCCAAACTACTAATATGATTGCTGATTCAGCAACTCGTATAGCAGCCGCTCTGCGCGACACCAAGAAAGGAAACTTTACTGGTGCCGCTTCTCACTTATGGCACTCCAGGACTCCTCGATTTAACCAGAAGCACGGGCCCCCAAACCATAAGAATTCGTTAGCTGATAATTGGCTAGCTTTTCAGTATGGTTGGAAGCCCCTTCTTCAGGATATTCACGAGTCCATGGACTCACTAGCTAGATTAAATCTAGCAAGTGTGTTGACATACACTGCTCGCTCCTCTGCAAGTTCCAAGTTTAGAACGGAGAAGGATCTCTTTAATAACGTCGCCGGTCACCCGATCACTGGATATCAGTCTGAAGAGACTGAATGCAGTGTTAGGTACGGTGTTCGTTATCAGATTGATAATCATCTTCGCGCTTTTCTTGGGCAGACTGGCTTTACAAACCCCCTAAATCTTGCTTGGGAGGTTCTCCCGTATAGCTTTGTTGCTGACTGGTTCATACCCATCGGTCCCTATCTCGAGTCATTTTCGGCTTGGGATGGTTTGACCTTTGTTGATGGGTGGACAACCACGACGACACTGAAGCGTACACTTTATGACGCATACTATAATGGTCCGCTGAACCCGAATGATCCGCCCGACGGCCAAATGCTTGGTTTAGGTGGTTCTTGTCTTCGCGAACGTATTACCTACTCAAGGACTAGACTTACGTCTTTTCCTTCGCAGGTTGTTCCCAAATTCAAGAGTCCCATCTCTGCCACTCATGCAGCCAACGCCGCGGCTCTTCTGATATCAGCGTTCCGTAAATAGTGCAAGTAAGCGTCTTGTTTCTTTAAAAGGAGCATGTTCATGTCGGCTATCGCCTCCATGAAATTGTCCACAATTCTCGACAACACGTTGGGTATCATGTATGGTACCACTAACGACGCTGCCGTGAGTGTGAACGCCACGTTTGACCCTGAAGGGTTTGATCCCAAAGGTATAGCGCGGTGGGTTAACCGTGCCGGTGGTATACCGGTCGGCTACCCTAACCTTACTCTGTCCGTACGTCGCCCCACTGCGGGGTCTCGCATGTACAAGGTAATGGTTAAACTTGCTGTTCCCACGCTTGAAGTCACTGCGCCTACGACCGTGACCGGTATTCAGCCGGCTCCGACGAAGGCGTATGACTGCGCGTGTGTGATGGAGTTTATGCTTCCGGAACGCAGTACACTAGCTGAACGGACTGCTTTGTTCAATCTAGTGCACAGTTTGTTCTTGGGTCGCATAAAGGCCAGCGATTTGAGCCCGTCGGATGATACCGGCGCGCCCTTACTCGCTGCTGTTTTGAATTTCGATCCGCCCTATTAATACGGGTTTCTCGTTTTCTAACTGCCCTTCGTTCTTTCTGGTTTAACACCCAGAATTAACGTTGCATCCATCAAAGGAACAGACCATGTCTTCTAAGAAGTATGGATCGAACTTCCTTAAAGGGGTTCGAAAGTATCGCGTTACGCCTGAAGATCAATCTCGTGCGATCGAAAGGTTTTTATCAACATTGGACTGCCCCCGCGCTTTAACCGTCTGGCTCTTGTTCAAGAATAACGAACATGACCAGCTGGTTGCGTTGGGGTTTGATCCAAAGCATTATCTTAGTAAAGATGATGTTTTCTCTGCCTACCAGGCCACAAAGTTCTTATCGAAGTTTAAAGGTTTAACCTTTAGCCACGATTTGGACCGTGTAGCCTGGAAGAAGTTCGAAGAATTTGAACTTCTGTGTAAGCAGACGAATATGCGATTCGGAAGTTTGTCTACTGACTCTCTTTATAAAGGGCCAGTCGTTTGGTTGCACAATGCAATCATTCGTAAAATTGACTCACTTCTTGGCGCGTTTTCGGTTGATGAATTCCTTTCGTCACCTGACTGGGGTCCTGGTGCCTCAACGCTGATCAAGCGAAGAGATGCCAGCTCATCAGAAAAATTCCAGAATGAAACTGGAATCACGCGTGACTTGTATGCTCTCTTTCCGACAAGTGCTCTTAAACAGGTTTATCCTGCTTGGGGGCACCATCTGGAGTCTAAGGGGTCTTACCCTCAGTTCCAGGTTGGGAATCGAGTTGTAACTGTGCCGAAGGATGCGTCTACTAATCGAGTTATCGCCATAGAACCTGGATTAAATCTTTTCTTCCAGAAGTCCCTAGGTGATATGATTGGAAAACGCCTTCTTCGAGTGGGTATCGATCTTCACGATCAGGGTAAAAACCAGCGGAAAGCTCGTAAGGGATCTATTGATTCCTCGCTTGCGACCGTTGATCTAAGCTCTGCTAGTGATTCGATTAGTTACTCGATTGTGGAAGCTTTATTGCCTCCCCGGTGGTTTAACTTGCTCGATATAGCTCGATCTCACTACGGATCTTTCAATGGCCAAACTGTTCGGTGGAACAAGTTCTCCAGTATGGGGAACGGTTTCACCTTCCAGCTTGAATCGCTCATATTCTTTGCAATATCTTTCTGTTGCTCAGACTATGTAGGCGCTGACCCTTATCAGGTTAGCGTCTATGGCGACGACATAGTTTTACCTGTGTCTGCTAAAGAAATATTCTCTGAGATGATGAACTTTTATGGCTTTCGCATTAATGAAAAGAAAAGTCATTTTGATTCTTCTTTTCGTGAAAGCTGTGGAGCTCATTATTTCTCAGGATACGATGTTAAGCCCCTATACCTCAAAGAGGTATTGTCATCTCTTCAGACCGTTTATCGGTTTGCGAATGCAATTCGTCGTCTAGCCTCTCGTCAAATGAACTATTTGGCGTGTGATTCTAGGTTTCGAGATTGCTTCGATCACCTTGTTTCTCTAGTTCCAAAACCTTTAAGGTTGAGGATTCCGGAGACACTCGGTGACGGTGGATTCATTGGTAATTTCGATGAATGCACCCCATCTCGTGTTCGACATGGTTTCGAAGGATACCATGTCCCACACTTGACTGAGTTTACTTTAAGTAAGTTTGATGACAGAGTTGGCTATTACTTAGCTTCGCTCTGGGACATATCGGATCGCCATCAGGGGTTTAACCCTCTTTTGGGGAATATTGATCCGTCTGTACTACCAACGATGAGTCGTCTTGACTGGGACTATCCGCCAGAGAAAGGGTATAACTCTACCCCTATCCATCGGACCCGGTCTCGAATAACTTATAGTACGGTGGCACAGTGGTCCGACTTAGGCCCGTGGTTGTAGTTCACAACCTCTGGTCTTTGTCGGTGCAAGTCCCCGGTAAAAATTCTTACCGGTTTCCCCATAGTTAAATGGGTGGAGAGGTATAACCTCACCAAGCGGAAATAAGCGC